GGTGGCCGTGGACAGCTCAGCTTGAGGTCGGCACCAGGCGAGGCCTGGCGGCCGCTCGCGCTGCCGAGCCGGGCGCCGCGTCGGCTGGCGGTGCGTCGCCGGGGGCCGGTTCGCCGTCGATGAGCATGTTCGCCGGCGTGAGGTAGACGTCGCCGCCGTCGCGCGGGTTCATATCCTCCAGGTCGCGGCCTTCGTTCGGGCTCATCATCCCGATGCCGATCAGCTTCGCGTAGAACTCGGCGCGCGCCTGCATGTCGCCGCGCGCGAGCCCGCCCACCTGGAACTTGGCGAAGAACTCCCGCCGTTCCGCAGGGGTGAGCAGTTGGAGGGCGATGCGCTGCTCGATGCGCACCAGGTAGGGCATCAGGCCATGCACGACGAAGTCCAGGCCCTGCTGCTCGATGTTGCTGAACGTGGCGTGCTCGAGGTCGCCGATCAGATGCGGCGGCACGCGCCAGATACCGGCCACTTCCGAGCGCTGCAGCTTACGCGTCTCGAGGAACTGGGCATCCTTCGCGTCCATACCGATCTTCGCGTACTTCATTCCCTCCTCAAGGATGGCCACCTTGTTCGCGTTGTCGGCTCCCTGGTGGCGGGCCTCCCAGCTCTCCTTCAGCCGGTTGTAGGCGTCCTCGCTCAGCGCTTTGGGATGCTCGAGCACGCCCCCGGGCGAGGCTCCATTCGCGAACAGGGAGGCGCCATAGGTCTCCGCCCCGATGCCGAGGCCCACGGTCTCGCGGGCGTGGCGCACCGGGCTGGCCCCACAGAGACCGTCCAGCGGAAACAGCTTCAGGTGGAGGACCTCGCGCGCGGGGAGCGTCTCGCTCGTGCCGTCCGCCAGGCTGATCTCGTAGGTGATCTCGAGCGTGTCCGGGTTGCGCTTGGGCATCACGGCGCCGACGGGGAACGGAAGGAGCTCCCGAACCGACCCGCGGACGCGGTTGATCTGCGCGTAGGCGTTCCCGCGCAGCGCCAGGCACGCGACCGACCACTCCTTCCACTCCTGCGCCGTGGTGTACTCGTTCGGCGCATCGTGGAGGAGGCTGTACAGCGGGTGATCCTCGGCCTTCACCTTCTCGCGACCGCGCCGCTGGTACAGGTGCAGCGGGAGTTGGCCCACCGACTCCGCGAGGACGTGCACGCAGGAGAATACCGCCCCGTACATCATCGCGCGGTCGGGCGTAACGCTGACTCCCGCGGCAGAGTTAGCCCGCGCTGCGAGGTACCTCTCCAGCTCCTGCGAGGTGGTGATCTGCCGGCTGTTGCTGGCCCGGAAGAGGCGCTCGAGGATCATCCCAACCCCCCGCCGGTCGGCGTGCGCGCGAGGGCCAGGGCGCCCAGGAAGACCAGCGCGCCGCCGATGATCCAGGCCGCCGGCAGATAGATCAGGTAGACGCCGCGGACCACGGCCGCCAGGCCGGCCAGCGCCAGGACGTCCAGGGAGAGCCTGCCGAGTTGTCGCACCCGGCCAGGGTAGGGCTCAGCGTGGACAAGAAGAGGGGCGCTCCCGAAGGGTCTGCGCGACCCTTCGGGTTGGGGCTCAGAGCGTCCGAATGCCCCGGCGCTCGTAGATGCTGCCCGTCTCGACCGGGGCGAGGATCGCCCGGTTGAGCGCCATGATGGTGGCCACGGCGCCGTCGATCTTGTTATCGGGGATGGCCTTGCGCGGGTAGATGTTGTCCTTCTCGTCCCGGTGGCAGACCACGTTCGAGACCATCCACCGCATCACCGGGTTGCCGTCATGGTGGAACCGGCCCTCCAGCACCAGCGCCTCCCACTGCTTCATCGGCTCGGAGAAGTTCTGGACGGTGGGCCGGACCTCCACCATCACCACCGCCTTGGCCTGGAGCTCGTTGGACATCTGGGTGGCCTGCCACGGGTCGAACGCCACCTCGCGCAGGTCGTGCTTGCCCTGGTCCCTGACGACGTCCTCCTTCACGGCCTCGTAGTCGAGGACGTCCCCGGGCGTGGTCCGGATCCGCCCCTCGCGCACCCAGCCGCTATACTGGGCGTTGCTGCTGGAGCGCACTGCGCCTTCGGGCAGGTAGGAGCCGAGGAAGTGGTAGTAGTGGCGGACGGGGGGTTGCTCCTTGTCCTCCTTCGGCGGCGCCGGCAGGTCCCGGTAGAACAGCTTCGCCCGGACGGCGATGTCCACCTTCGACGCCAGGTCCAGGCCCAGCACGCACGCCTCGCCGGCGAAGGCCTCCTCCTTCAGGCCCGAGTCGGCGCAGCGGTCCCACGCCGCCATATCCATCCAGGAGACGTCCGCGTTGCACCAGACGTTCAGGTGCTTGGTGAGGATGCCGTTCTGCTCGGAGGCGACCTGCATCGCCCGGCTCATCTTGGACTCGAAGTCCACCGGGTCCACGGAGATTCCCCAGTTGGGGTTCGCCTTCCGCCAGACGCAGCCCGGGTGGGTGTGCCCGGGCCCGGCAGCGCGGCACGCCTCGTCCTTCCAGTCGTCCTCCTCGTCGATGGTGTAGATGATGGCGAACCACGTGTCGTCCTGGACCACGCCCTCCAGCACCTTCTTCACATACTCGCGCTTCTCGAAGCACACGCCGGCGGTGTTGAACCCCGCGGTGGTGATGATCCAGATCAGCGCGTTGCCGCCGCGCTTGCCGGTGCCGGTGTCCAGGACGTCCCACACCTCGCGCGTCGGGTGGGCGTGCAGTTCGTCAACCGCGGCGAAGTAGATGTTCATGCCGTCGCCGCTCTTCTTCGCTTCCCGGGAGAGCGCCGCCGCGCGGCTGTGGCTGGACTTCTGGAAGATGGCGACGGCGCTGGTCTCGAGTTCCAGCGCCTGCTTCAGGTCCGGGCGCTTCTCGAGCATCGCCTCCGCCTCGCCGTAGACCTTGGCCGCCTGAGCGCGGTCCACGGCGGCGGAGTAGGCCTCCACGCCCTGCTCCCCTTCGGTGAAGCTGTAGAGCATCCCGCCGGAGAGTCGGAAGCTCTTCCCCTGCCCGCGGGGCTCCTCCTCGTAGACGCGCGAGAAGCGGCGCACCGGGCGTTCCGGCGGGCTGTCCTTGCGGATCCAGCCGTAGACGGTGGTGGTGACGAAGCACTGCCAGGGCTCGAGCGCCAGGGTGTTCCAGCGCCCATCCGGCCTCCGGAACGAAAGCGGCCCCTGCGTGTGCGGGAGTTGCTCGAAGAACCTGGCCGCGCGCCCCCCCTTCGCCTCCTCGAAGCGGAACGGCCAGGCATCCTCCCCGCTCCTCCAGCGCTCCAGGTCCCGGAGCTGGCGCCGGCAGGCCAGGCGGACCCACTTGCACGCGGCGATCCGCCCGCTCACCACCGCCTCCGCATACTGGAGGCCCTTCACTACATGCGGATCACTGAACCCGGACGCGCTCTTCACCGGCTTCCGCGCGCGCGGCGCTGCCGTCTTCGCCCGGGCGCTCTTCCTCCGCTTCGGCGGCCCCTTCATCGCTGGCCGAACTCCGCCAGCGGGTCCGCCTTGCCGTCGTCGCCGATGAGCGCGGAGACGCGCTGGCGATCAGCGGGCGTCAGGCCCCAGCGCGCCAGATGCAGGAGGAGCAGCTTCCGGTAGGTGGGGATGGACAGCACCTCCGGCCGGGTGCGGAGCTGCTTCCCGGCCTTGGTCTCCTCGACCACCACCGGCTCACCGCCGGAGTCGATGAAGGACTGGCGCAGGGTGGCGAGCATCCCGGCGTCCTCCACCATCGCCCGGAACGCCACCAGGTCGGCCGCCGTGGTGATCTGCATCGGGTCGACCAACTCGCGCAGCTGCAGCCAGGCCGCGCGCTCGTGCTTCGTGAGGTCCTCTGGCGGATCCGGGAGCGGCACCGGCTTCAGTCGAGGCTCCTGCGCGTTCTCGCGGTCCTTTCGGGCGGTGCCGGCGAGCTTCTTGAGGGCGGTCGGCTTCCGCGGGCGCCCGCCGCCGAGCTGGATCACCTTCGACATCGCCCGTCACCCCACCGACGAGTTTTGGCATTGCGCGTTTTTGACTTTGAGCCGGTCTTTGGGCCCACCGCTCCCAGAGATCTGATCCCCCCTACCCCCACCGAACGCGCGGATGCACCACTCGCGCAGGCGCGCGAACTCGTCCGAAGCGGACGGCGTTGGTATCAGGTCGGGTATCGACCAGCCCAGCGCCTCGCAGGTGGCGCTACGTAGGGGCTGGCGTGCACGTGCTCCCCACCACGGCCATGCCCTAGAGCGCGCGCTCATCGCCCGAAATCTCCCTCATCCACGCGCGCATCGTGGCATGGCGCGCAGACCGCCTCGTGGTTGTTGGGGTCCCAGAACAGCACCTGGTCGCCCTTGTGTGGCTTCTTGTGGTTCACCACGGTGGCCGGCACTACCTCGCCCCTCGCCAGATGGATCACGCACAACGGATGCTCGGCTAGGTACCACTTCCGGTACTCGCGCCACCGGGCGTCGTAGCCGCGCTCGTGGGCCGTGCCGCGTTCGCGCTCGCGCTTGCGTTCGTGGGCAGGACAGCGAGACTTCCCGCGCGGGACCAGCACCGGGCAGCCTAGCTGACAGGGATGGAGGGCGGCGGAGGGCATCAGCAGCCCGCTCCAGTGGGAG